GTTTGACTTCATCGGTGGTATATCCAGTTTCTAAAGCAAACCAAGAGAATAAGAGGTGTAAATATGAATTCTGACTTATTGTCCTTCTTTCCCTTTTCGCCTTTAGTTCGAATATTTTCCCTTCAGAAATAAAATATTTGAGTTTTTCAATTGCTCTATTAACTTCAATTCTATTTTCTGGGTTGTATATCATTTGCTGATGTTTTAAGTAAATTCTAAATACTCTCCTGTTTTACAAATTTTTGTTTTGAATGGGAATTTATCTTTTGGAACTTTTTCTATGGTTTGAATAAGATATTTACCTCCAGTAAAAACTACTCTTGGCTCCTCACGATATTCAATCTGAAGATCTAACCTATCTCCTTTGCCTTCAAAATTTGATGGTGAAACTTTATAATTAAGAATGATAATTTCTTTATCAAGTACTTTTGAAATATTTATTTTTTCTCCAGTAAAATTTGTAATTACAGGCTTAATATTGAAGTCTTTAAAGTTGTTCATTTGGTACTAATTTTTTTAATAAGTGTTTTGAATTGCAATGTTTAGCCCATCCATTATATGAGGCTATTGTTGCCTTATTTTTGGTTTTAGAAATAGCTTTAGCAAATCTTTTTTTAATAGATTTTCTAAGCATAATATGCGTATGATAAAATACATACCCTACAAAGTCAATCCCTCTACTTTCAACAGGAAATATTTGATAATTATCTTTGACGTTTAGCTTTAAATTATTATTCAAATATTCTTTGATTTCAAACAATAGCTGATGTAAATGAGGTTTGTTATTTGATAAAATAATAATATCATCGGCATATCTGAAGTAGTATTTAACTTGCATTGTTTCCTTAATCCAATGGTCAAAATAGGTTAGGTAAAAATTTGCAAAATATTGGCTTAAGTAGTTTCCTATAGGTAGTCCATCCGCACTGTCAATAATTTCATCCATCAACCAAAGTAAATCTTGGTCCTTAAACTTTTTTCTTAATAGGTCTTTTAGCACTTCATGATCGACATTTGGATAGAATTTTACAATATCCAACTTCAAACAATATTTTGTATTTTCTAAATCCTTTAGCGATTTCTTCAAATTATTAGCAGCTCCATGAATACCTCTCCCTTTAATACAGCTATAAGTATCAGCCGTAAATAGTTTGGTAAAAATTGGCTCAAGAATATTCATTATAGCATGATGAGTAATACGGTCTGGAAAATAAGGAAGTCGAAATACTACTCTTTCTTTTGGCTCAAATATTTTGAACGTTGTATACTCAGATGTCTTGTATTGCTTTTTTAATAATATTTGATGAAGCATACTAATATTTTCTTTTGGACTTTTATCAAAGACACCTACTCCATATTGTTTAGATTTTCCTTTTCTAGCCTTTATTTCGGCTTGAGTTAGATTTTCAATTGAAATAATTTTATCGAATAGTTTATTTATTCTTTTCATGCCTTTGCTTTATTGACTCGCTTTCACTTTCATTACTAACGAGCCTATTAAAATTGTTTTTTTTTGCTATGTGAGCAGGGTTTGTGGTGTTTATATTTTTGCTCAGGTGAGAGCTGACATTCGAATTCGTATTCCAATTATCGTAGTCGTTGTACGAAAAACTGACGCCTGAAGAAGAACTACAGCAACGACACCACACAACCTGTTTAAGCTACTTTACAAAATAGATTTTGTATAATTCTTGGAATTGCTTTCCAACATACTTAGCCTTTTCTCTATTTTCAAAGCAAAGGCGAGAGCCGACACCCGAATACGTACTCCAAAAATCGTAGCCGTCGCACGAAAAACCGACGCCCGAAGAAGAACCCATTTCAAACCAAGGATAATATTTCCATTGACTTGAATCAGTCCAGTCTGGAGTCCAATCTCCATTTATGGCTTTAGCAATAATTATTAATTTAGCATGAGCAATCATTGCATCTATATCTGATTCTGGAAATAATGAAAAATCAGGAATAATTGTTGCTGATTCAAGGTTTAATACCTTACATGCATCTTCGAATGTTTTAATATCTGTATACATAATTTAGATTGTAAAAAGTGGTTTGTAAATTTCTTGTTCAAAAAGTTTTCCGGCATATCTTGCTAAATCAGAAGATTTAAAGCAAAGGCGAGAGCCGACACGCGAACCCGTATTCCAAATAACGTAGCCGCCGCACGAAAAACCGACGCCCGAAGAAGAACCCATAACGAAATAAGGATAGTACTTATACTGATTGCTATTGGTCCAATCAGGAATCCATCCTTCATTAAATGTTAGACATACTAATTTTGCCATTCTATAGGCAATTTCATCGGCCTCAAGTCCTTTGCATGATTTTTCAAAATCTTCTCTTGAAATACCATTTTCTTTTAAGACATCATCAAAACATTTAACTCTGTCTTTCACATCTTTAAGAAAAATTTTGGTTCCAAATAAATTTTCTAAAAGTGATTTTCCTTTAGCGTTTGCATCTTCATACGCTTTTAAGGCATTTGCCTTACTAATTTGTAGTGTTTCCATATTAATTTTAAAAAGGTGTTTTTAAAAATGGTATATCCATGCCATTACTAGCTACGATTACATTTTTATTTGTTAATTCGTGAATCTCTTTTTTGAATTGCTTCTCGTCTGAATTACTATCTGATAAATGGATTAGCAGAATATTATTTACTTGGCTCAAATCATTTGCTGAAAGCATGTCCTTGCAGTTGGCTAAAGAAAAATGCGATTTTAATATTCGATTTCTCAAAAATTCCTTATCACTATCTGGTCCAAACTTTTTATCGATGATTTCCCTTGAATAGTTGGCTTCAATGATAATGTTGTTAAGTCCAGGAAAAGTGTACTTGCAATAGTAGGTGTCGGTTAAAAATAAAACTTTCCCGCAGTCTTTATGCTCTATCAAGAATCCTAAAGGTTCTGCAGCGTCGTGCTTAACATCAAAAGCCATTACTTTGAAGTTTCCTATTTTGATAGTCTGGCGAGAGGAAATTGGTAAAGCTCTATGGACTACATCGCCATTAATTGATTGATGAGTTTTGGCTCCAGAATAAACATTTACTCCTAATCTCATAACTTCATTGGCTGATTTGCAATGATCCATGTGCTCGTGAGTAATTAAACATCCAACTACTTTTGAAAAATCAAAATCTAATGCTTGTTTAATTTCTTTGATATTTACTCCAGCTTCAATTAAAAGTGCTTCATCCCCATTACTGAGGATGTAAGCATTTCCTGAACTACCCGTGCCAATTACTTTGAGTTTCATAATTAAAACCCTGGCGCAGTTTTAGTTTCTTTTACAGCTGTTTCAAAAGCCATTTCTGGAGTTCCATTTGGAACAACTATTTCTTCTACTACCTCGGCTTCCTCGATATTATCAAAACTCAAAGACTCTTTGTTTGCATTTGTTTTGATTTCATGTTGAACAAACTCTGAAACATCCTCTTTTGGAGTTTGCTCTCCATCCACTAAAATTTTCTGAATATTATCATCAATTTTTTGACTATCTATATTTATAGCGTCCCAAGCAGCACGTTTAATAGTTTTCCATATCATTTCATCTCTCCATCCTTCAACATGCTCCTTACCTGCTCTTTTCCCATTTTCCCATTTATCTTTCTCTCCTCCCCAGAATTCAGCAGAAGCTGTTTTCGGAATCCTTTTTTCAATATCTTTTATTGAAAAAACTCTTAATTTATTTTTTTCTGGGTTATCAAAATAAACGTGGTAATAATACCCTCCTATTATATCGCCTTTGTCAAAAGCATTTTCAGATGGTTTATGAGTGAAGCTTTCTTTTCTGTTTTCTGAATCCTTGAAAATAGGAGTGAAAGTTTCTTTAGAATGAACCAATCGAACAATCACGTCGTCTGGAACTTCAAAACCATATTTTTTAGCAACCAATTCAATACCATTATAACCCTTAGTAAAACTGATATCATACTTATTTAAAGCAGTATTTTTATAGGGAATAGGATGTAAATGATTTTTTTGCATAGGATCTAAACCAACTGAACTATAAGCAACTACATCTACCGCAAGCTTGTTTATGTTAACATTTTCCCATGTATAAGCTAATGCATCTCGATATTGCTCTGTTTTAGCCATTCTTTTAATCTCGGCAGCTTTAAGCATTTGGTCAATCTTAATAAAATAACTTTGACTTAATCGCTTCTGAAACGGAGTGATTTGAACTTCTCCGTTATCCTGAGAAAAGTTTTTTAATACCGCGGCTGTAAACCTTTCACTTGGGGAGACTTTTACAGCATTTGATAACGCATTTTTATTTCCTTTTTCAATTTCTTTTGATTCTACTTGTGTGCTCATTTTTATTTAAAATTTGATTACTAATAATTACGCTACTCTAAGTTGACTATCTAATGCAGAAACAATCAAGTTGATTATTTGACTTTCGCATTGAATAAGTTCGGTTACTGATTCTCGGTTGTCGATAAAGATTGGTGCTGAAATTTGGTAGTGTTCCGAAAGCACATTAATAATATCTAAACCAGCGTTAATTTTTGAAGCGGTGTTTGCATCCGAGTAAGGAACTCCGTTGACCATTACTTCACAAGTTTCACGCAAGCCCCCGTTAATTTGAAGGTCAAACATTTTGAACTTCACAAACTTGAATTTGCTATTCACTACATTTTCCAGAGCATCAACTTTTGCTTTGATGAAGTTTTCAATAACAAACTGTTCTTTTTCAACGTTTGCAATTTGTTGAGCCAATGTTTTTTCTTCATTTTGAAGCTCTTCAATTCGTTTATCTGCTGCTTCAATTTGCGCTTTGCTTTGAAGTTTAGATTTCAGAGTGTCAATTTCAGCAACTAATGATTTTCTTTTTTCGATTAGTTCAGAAGTATTGACTGTCAGAATATCTTCGATTGAACTTTCTACCGCATTCAACTCAAGTAGTTTTTCTTGGTAATTGTTGTTTGGAGCTAAAATCGATACGATTATACTTTCAACGGGTTGCAATTCTAATCCTCCAGTAGATGTTTGTGAGTTTTCAACATCAATCTTATCAATAATTGCCTGTAGTTGGTTTTTGGTTGATGTTATTGAACTTTCACCGGTTTCAATTCTCGAATCAATAGTTGCTAATTCAGATGTTAGATTATCCTTTTGAGAAGCTAAATTTTGACCTTCCGATTGAATACTTCTCATTAGTGCCAACTTCGCAGTATTGAAGTTTGTGATTGCTTGTGATTTCTTAGCTTCAATATCACCAGAAGGGAGTGCTTGTTTACAAGTCGGACAAGTACAATCATCATCTTTGAATTCTAAAACCTTAGCATTTTCATCATGCCATTGCTGGCGCTTATCCGCCATTTGTTTTTCTGTAGATGCAATTTGAGAAACAATACCCTCTTTTTTAGTTTGAAGCGTTTTGATGGCATTTTCAAAAGATTGTAGTTCCTGTTCTTTATCAATTTTTTGCTTAACTAAATTGTCAAGAATTGAAGTGTCAGGCTTCAATCTGCTTTCGGCTTCTTTTTTAGCGTTCTGTTCAATGATTTCGATTTCGCTTTTCAGATTGTTTACATTTAATTTTAAACTTCTCTGTGCCTCTAATTTTGAATCATACGCTTTATTCACATCCGAAATTTCAGTATCTAATGTGTTTAACAATTTTTGATATTCAGAAAGTTCTTTTTCTAAAGCTTCAAAATCTTGTGCTTCCGGCTTGCCTCTGAAAACCTCATCAATTCGGGAAGGAATATTTTTCAAATCTTCTTTTGCTTTTTTTACTGAAGCTAAAATTTGATTTTTGTAATCTTCAAGACTTTTGCCCTGTGTTAGTTTTTCAAGTAGTTTTTGAAAAGCCGTATTTCCTTTTGCAACATCTTCATTTGATACTTCGCCAAAAATGTCAATCAAAAGGTTTCTTCGGTCTTGCCATTTAATTGAGTTGAAGTAATTAGGGGAAGTGATCATTTTGAAAACTTGCTCATTTAGAAC